CATTTCTTAACTCCTGTATTGTAAGAAAGGGGTGGCTATCGCTAGCCACCCAGTTCTAATTAAAATGCGCAATCAACTCTGATTACACCAAAGTCTTCGTCCTGACCGGAAATGTCAGAATTGTAGACTGGCTTTTTAAGGCCCATTATCTTACCGATAGAGATACCGTTTTGGTTTCCGTAGTCGAAAGTATCTTCAACTATTTCTGGTAAACCGATATCTGCCATAGCAAGTGATTGAGCTCCACAGAACAAGCAAGCGGCAAAATCAATGTCGCTACCTGAACCACCTTTCTGAGAACCTGAAGTTCCTTGAGAAGTGTTTGGAACGTGTCTGAACTCATGAACCATAACACCGTCAACCATTAAGCTAGAAGACCCAGCAAATAGTTCGTTGTTTGGCCCTCTGATCCCAGCGCTTCTTACGTTTGATAAGAAGTCTGAATCCAGTTTAAGGTCAGCCATTACTTGTGGAGTAACAAAAAGATGGAACATCTCTTCATTACCTGCGCCTCTCATACCTCTAATGTACTGGTCTTTAGCAAAAGCTTTTAACTGGACAATGTTTTTGTAAGACATTGTGTCAGCAGCCACTAAAGCAGAAGTATCACCAGCAACAATACCACTTGTTGCGTCGACTCTTCTGTGACGGTTAGATGTAGGAGCAGTGATGTCAGCATTAAATGCTAAATCAGACAAATTAGCACCAGAACCTAAAGCAGGTCTCGTAGCAGCAGAACCACCAATATTGTTGTTCTTTCTGTTATACGAAATACCAGCCATAGTTAAGAATGCTAACTGATCCATACGATCCGCCATTGCGTATGCAAGTGCGTCTCTTGAGTGCTCACGGAAGTTTACAACAGATTTTTGATCCGCAAGACGACCCGAAAGTCTGTTTGCAAATCTCATTTGATCTAATTGTACGACGATGTCGAACGCTCTTAGTGCCTCTTCATTACCTTCAAGAGTATTGTCTCCAACGATACCGTCACCAGTCATGTCAGCAAGAAGTGTTAAAACAGCTCTTGCGCCTTTTTCTGATTGAGTAAGTTCAGATATGCTCTGAACCATTGCGTTGGGTCCACTACCCGCAAATTGGTTAATGAAAGACATGTTACGAGCAACACGCCAAAAATCACGAGACCAGATAGTAAGCTGTTCACTAGTCAACGCGTTAAAGTTTGTATTAGCCATTATGGCCCTCCAAATAAAATTATAAAAAAATAACCAATCGCTATTTGGGGCGATATCCCGTATACCCTTTATCGTTGGGATACGATATCGTTAGTTTAACGAGCACGACCTCGAACAGTTAACGTCGTTGCAGACGAATTTTTACGATGTTTATACTGAACGATCAGTTGTTGGATATCGTTCCAACCAACGAATTCTTAAATAGTATACTATTCTTTAATCAAAGTCACCACGTAATCTTCGTAAAGTATCTTCAGGTAATGCTTTAAATTCATCATCTGAAAGTACATTTATATCTACTACTTTTTTATTTTTAGCCGACTCACCTTTCATTTCAGGTGGTTGCGCTTGTGAGGCTTCTACTTTCTTTTTAACTGTAGCTTTTTGTTTGCGTTCTTGAACTGCTTTAGTTAATTTAGGAGCGGGGTCCGCTTCTGTAGAAATATCGCCTTGTAGTAACTCCGGTTTCTTGCTTAGTAAAGTTACTTCAGTAGCTTTAGCAAGAGAATCAGCAGCGCCATAACCTTGATATATAAAAGCATCACGTAATTCCATGACTTCACTAGTTAGTTTTTCGTCATATGACTTACTTTTTTCATTAAATATTGGAAAAACTTCCATTATTTCAGTAGCTTTTTGGGCTAATTCATGTTCTTCCCTATCTTGTTGGACAGTTTGACCCATTTTGTTCTGCATTTCAGACATTATTTGATCGCGTTCTGCGTTTCTAATTTCTTGTCTAACTAAAGCTGCTTTATCGGTTTCGCCTTCTAACACTAGGTCCTGGTATTCTCTTTCTTTTATAGTAAAATCATACGCCGGAATCTCTGGTGTATCTTTAGCTTCACCCTCAATGTCTTGTAGTCTTTTTTGCATCTCTTTATTTTTAGCAAGTACTTCATCTAATCTAGATTTAGGAACCATAGGAGCTTTAGCTTCTACTTCTTCTACTTCTTCTACTTCTACTTCTTCTACTTCTGCATCTCCTTCCACTGCTTCCACAGGTTGCTCATCATCTTCTTGTAATGCTTCTGGTTCTGTTGTCTCTGGGAGTTCTTCTGGTTCTGCAACTTCAACTTCTTCTGTTTGCTCCTCTGCAACTTCTTCTGTTGTTTCTTCTGCAACAACTTCCTCTTCTGTTGTTTCTTCTTCAACCTTTTCCTCCTCGGTCTCAAAATTTAAATCTACTTGAAAAGGTGCAACCTCTTCTTCTGTTTTCTTTTCTCCGCCGGGCATACTATCAAACATTAGTTCGTTAGTATCTTTATCATTTTTATCTTTAGCCATTATTTACCTCCTGATGGTTTCATAGCTGCAGTAGCAATTTTTGCTGCTGCTTGGGTTTCAGTCTGTCCTTTTCTCATATCGTTAGTTACCGCTGATAACTGACGACGGAGATCAAGTTCTTGTTGCTTCATTTGCATTTTACTTTGTAGCTCAGCTACTTTAATTTGTGGGTCAGCAGCAGTTTCTTGAGCTTTTGCCATATTAAGTTGAGATAGAGATTGTAGGTTTTGTACTTCTGCTTCCATTTTAGCAATCTCCAATTGTACTTTTTTAATTTCAGCTTCTGCTTGAAAAGCTTGAATCTGTGCTTGTTGTTCAGATGGTGGTTCCATACCTTGCATTATACGTATACGTTGTGCAACTTCGCCTTTTTTAGCTAAGTGTGAATAATCAACAATTAGGTCGTCTGGGATTGGTACTCCTGCTTGACGTAATGAAATAGCCTCAGCAAATTGTACTTCATCATAATTATCCCTAGCTGGCATTGTACCTACTACTACTTTGTATTCGCCTAAAGTTAAGTCATTAATTATTTCGCCTTCTGCGCTAACTTCATTTACTACAACAGGAACTTCAGGTTTCATTGGGTCTTTTTCGTCAGTAATTTGTATTAAACGTTCTTCAGTATAATATTGTTGTACAACTTTTAAAATATGTTCAGCTAGATATTGTCTAGTCTTTTGTAAATTATCTAAAGGTACTTGAATCATCAAGACACCTCTATTTTGTTTTGCTTGTATAGCAATACCTGATACTTCAGCACTATCCGTACCTAACATAGCATCACTAATACCACTAATAGCTTTTATATTAGCCGCAGCTTTTTGCCCTAAACGATCTAACCCTGAAGGTATTTGATTTGGCGGTATTTTCGCTGGTGGTGAAGACCCACGATTAAATTCTAATACTAATCCAGTTTCCGCACCGTGTTCTTCTAAATCATCGGCCGTCATACCTTGTAATGAGCCTGTTTCTACAATCCACCCACTGTTAGCTGTAGTGTTAACAATGTGTAGTTCTTGAGAACTAATTTTATTTAACTGTTCTTGTGGGGATATTAAGTTTCTTACCATACCAAATGGTCTACCTCTTCGCCAGTATGGGAAATAAGGGACAATAGTAAAAAAAGTATATGGAGACCAGTCATCATGTAACACAAGTTTATCTGCAGTCACAGTCCAACGTACTTTACGGTCTTTTCTAGATAACATGTCTAAACCATAGTCATCAGCGAATTTTTCAAGCTTGCGTTTACTCCAACTAGTAGGTACAGGTCGCATGTCACCAGTTACTCGGTCAACATAATAAGTACAGTCTTTAAGTTGGTAATATTGCCTTTCAATAACTCTAACAGAACGTAACTGTCTGTTTTCTTCTGGGTTAGTTGTACTGCTTTGGTTGTATTCTACGCCTGAGTAAGTATCACCATATCGAGTTTCTTCATATTCAACAGAATCTTGACCCATAGTATTGCCATACTCTGCGGCTACTCTTAATTCATCGGCTTTCTTTTGCCCATATTGTTCTTCAATCTCATCTAAACTCATCCACTTGGTTTCAAATATTTCATTCCAAGTTTTTGGGTCATATTCTTTTGCATCTGGATCAATTAGGATATCTAATGGGTCTTTAGTAGTTATACGTACTTCACCCTGTATGTGATCGTCAAAATCTATTCGAACATCAAAATAACCACGATCTTGAATAAGACCATCAGCAAATACTTGAGATTCTAACCAATCTAGCTTATTAGTATCAGCAATGTGCATATATAGTTTACTTAGTACATCAGCAATTTCTTGCGTACCATTACCTTTTGGTTTAAAACTAACATCTGCTCTTCGAGTACTTTGTTCCCCTAACACAGTGTTAACGGTGGGTAGTATTGTATTAATTGTTAAGGCTGGACGTCCTTCATCGTCTAAACTAGCAACATCAGCAGGGTCCCACTGATTACCACGATAAAACGCATCACATTTTTTTGCGGTTTCAACATATTCTAGGTGTCCATTGTCACGCGCGCGCTCGTAACGTTCGAATTGATTGGAAGCGATTAAATGCTCCTCTTCTTTACTTAATCTTTTTTTCTTCTTGCTGTAATCCATTAAGAACTCATAGCGCTTTTAGTTTTTTTATCTCCTTTAGCAATAAACTTTAGTTTATCTCGCCAAGAAGGTTCATGTTCTATTCTTTCTACAAAAGTAGCAAATTCTGTCATCATCAGTCCAATCCAGGCTAGCGCATCTACTTGGTCATCATGTACACCATTAGGAAAACGCAAAAGTTCCGCAATAAGCGGTCCTACCCATACTGGGTCTTGCGGAAAGTATACCATGCCTTGTTGCATCCTACCTTGAATCGCACGTGCTCTTGCTTCTTTATCTCTTCGACCTACTTTTAAATCTTTAAAGTAAGCTTCGTTAAGTCCACGTTCGCGTACACGTTTCTGTAAAAAAGGTCCTAATGCCATCTCTATATGTCCTTTCTCTATACCTACAACATGGGGTCGCCAAGTCTCATATAGATCAAGGATTTGTTCGACGAGTTCAAAACCATCGTACTTTCCTCTTACACAATCAACTACATATAAATTATCGTATTCGTCAACTCCAACAACTAGTCCAACGGAGTAGTCATTACGTTCGCGTTGACCAATGGCCAAATCCCATGCGCAGTAATAGCGTAATCTGTCTAAGTCTACTTCATCTTCTCCGTAATACCTAATCATTTCTCGGTTGAAGTATTCACCTTCATCGTTGACTGGGTTCTGCTGATACAGAGCTGACCAGTCTCTTGGACCTACCGCTTTTTGAATCTGCGTCAGAGCCTCGGCACTATATCTTTCTGGGTGAAGCGCTTCGCCTTGCTCCCTAAATTCTTCGTCTTCTTCTGCTAAAGCTGGATACTTAACAACTTCCCACTGATCGGCACCGCCGGCTCCTGCTTGTAACAAACGTCCAGCTAAATCATCATCATGCCATCGGGTTAAAATTACTAGTACACCGCCTCCTGGTGCTAACCTTGTGTAAGCAGTTGAGGTATACCAATCCCACACAGACTCTCGATTGTGTTCGGATTCAGCATCCTCTCTGTTTTTTACTGGGTCGTCGATGACTAACACGTGCGCACCTTTACCGGTAATACCACCACCGACACCAGCAGCTACATAACCACCGCCCTTGGTTGTATTCCAAGATTCCACGGACTGCGAACTAGGGTCGAGCGATACTCCAGAAAAGACATTTTTAAAATTAGGCTCTCTTAATTGTTGACGGACCTTACGACTAAAGTTCATGGACAACGATCCAGAGTAGGAACAACTAATAAATTCATGTTCAGGATTCTTACCTAAATGCCAAGCTGGGAAGGCAACAGAAGCTAAGGTAGATTTACCATGTCGAGGTGGCATAAACAACATTAGTCTTGGTGACTTCTTATCATTAACATCTTGACTAAATTTTTCAAGTCTTAGACAAATATCTTTATGTACCCAACCTGCTTGATAGTCTGAATTAAATCTTTCAACAAATGGTAATAAGTGCTTACGTGATAAAGCTCGTAAAGCTAATTCTTTTTGGGCTTTTTCTTGGTCACTTTGTTCTTTAGTTTGAACTTCGGGTTCTTCAACCTTTTTTGGTTCAATACGTTCTGCTTCATCGGCTTTACAGTAGACACAAATACCATCAGAACTTGGGAATAGGGTATCTGGGTGTAACGCTTTACACGTTGTACATTCAGTCTTCTTTATTTCCATCTTTTTTAGGCATTAAGTATTGGTTATCTGTTCCGGCTATTCTTAACAACTCAGCATCAGGTAGTTTTTCTAACTGTTCAACTGCTCTGTCTAGATTAATATTAATTTGAGTAGCATGTTCTGGAGCAAATAGACCGTGGAGCTTGCACAATGAATCGGTAATAACTTTTTCTTCGGTTGCGGTTGCTGATTTACGGTGCGCTTCTAAGTACATAGAAGTAGCTTGTTGTTTATCGAATTTAATTTCTTCTTTAAACTCAT